GATCGACTCACCAAGACCAGGGTGCTTCTGAGGCATACCAGGCTTGCCGATGCCAATCATCACAGCGATGCCCTTGGGACCGCCGCGATGTTCACCACCAAGACCGGGGCGACCCTTGTGCATGAGGTGCTTGGGAGCGTTGTGCTCTTCCGGCGAAGGAGTCTTCTCCTCCATGTCAGCCGACATTTCCTCATCCTCGTAATCGTACTTGGACTCCTTGCCCTTGGGCATCATCTTGCCGCCCTTGGCCTTGGTGTCCTGCATCTTCTTGAGGCGAGCCTTAGCAATATCACGCATATCATACTTGCCAGCCATGGTGTCTCCTACTTACTGAACTCGTCCGCGCCTTCCGGCTGAGCGGCCTTGACTTCAAGTTGGCGCTCCATCTCTTGAGCGGCGTTTGGTGCGCGCTGATTACCCACCGCGTTTGCATTGCCAGCGGGCGCGCCCACCGGCTGCGGAATCTTGGGCATTCCACCACCCGGTGCCTCAGGCGCAGGCGGCGGGGCCATCATGTTCAAGATGTCTTGGTAGTACATATCCACCGCATCCTGCTTCTCAACAGGCAGCGCGTAGAACTCATCTGAGCGAATGTACTGGCTCGCCACTTCTGCAAAGATCGGGAAGTTATCGTTTGGATAGAACTTCACCGTCTTGCGAGTAGAAGGCGTACCGTCAGGGTTGAACTTGGTCGTGTCGACCACCTCAAACCCGTTACGCACCACCGCATCCAGCGCACGCTTGGCTGCCACGTAATCTGCAATCGGCTTCTGCGGACGCAGAGGATCGCGGTTGTTCTGAATCAGCTTGATCGCATCCGGCGGCGGAATCGCGCCCATCTGAGCAAACTGCATGATGCGCTGCTGCCGAGCTTCCACGTCATCGCGGAACAACGTGTCGGCCTCGATGAACACCTGCGGGTCTTGCGACAAGTCGCCGCTGCGAACCATCGTGCCGATTGCCGAACCATAACGGTCGAACTGACGAACAAACTTCTCTTGCGGGTAGTACGCCTGCATGTAGAGCAAAGCGATACGCCCGTGTCGTTCCATTATTCGTTTGATGTTTCGCTTGGTAATACCGAACTGGACTTCGTCGTTGGAAACGATGGCTTCAACCGCTCGACCAGTAACGACGCCAGGTGTGCGCTTGCCCTGCGACGCGCCGTGAATGCCGGTCGAATCAGCAAGAGCAGAAGCAGCCGACGCCGGCAACTGCACAGCATATTGCGGCAGTGGCAACCCTTGCCAAGGCTGCGGAGCAAGACCTTGGCGATAGTATACCTTCTCACCCGCACGCGATGTAAACGCATCTGGCGCAATCCCTGAGTTGTGCGGAATGAGAATCTTCGGATTGCTCATCAAACGAGCATTGGTGAGAATCTGGTTCCAGCTCGCGCTGTAGGCGTACTGACCTGGGAGCGCTTGCTCCACCAGACCCACGCCCCAGAAGTCAAACGGCACGCTGGTGTACTTGTGAATCTCCAGCGGCATACACCGCTGCGGAGTCCAGCCAGACGCCAGCACAGCACCGCCACTGCCGCACATCAAGAACCAGTGTCCGCTGCGGCAGTAGACTTCCAGCACCTCGATGCGGTCAGGCGCCATGCGCTGATAGCCGCTCCACCAGTTCAACTGCTGAAGCGGAGGCGGCGCCTGGTTGATGACATCTTCCTTGTCCGGGAACTTCTGCTTCAGCTGCGACTTGGTGGTCACACGCGACACAGCAAGGAAGCGGCTATCCTCCGGCTTGGCGATAGCGGGTTCTGCGCGAATGCGGTCGGGGCCAAACACTTCGGGCTTGAGGTTGTCGCCATCCATGACGGCCAGCATTGCGCTGGTGCCAAACATGATGGCCCAATCAACCATCTCCATCGCAGCGTAGGGAACCTCACCACGACGGCAGTAGTAGTCGAGCGCCTGCTCATCGGCGGCAGCTCGCATCAAGTCTTCAATCGCATCGCTTGCGGAGTACGCGCCCCACGACGGCTGGGTCATTTCAAGACGGGCCGAGGCATTGCGGAACTGCGGCAGCGTGATGTTGAAGCTAACGTCACGCACACGATTGAAGTACGCCATTTCCATGCCGGCGCGAATCACAATGTCGCTGGGCGTGTAGGCGCGGAAGTTTGTAATCACATCGCGGCACAGCCACCAGAGGCGCTGCATGGGCGCCATCTCGTTGTAGAACTGGCTGCACATGCGGGCGATCTCCGGCGGCTTGAGCGACGGAGGATCGTTGGGGTCGTTCCAATCGTATTCGATTGAACTCTTGGGAGACTCGGCAGGATTCCAGAGTTCGCTCTGCCGATCGTCAATAGTGAGGGACGTTTGCATGTTTTCTGGTCCCTACGATACAGACACGGGCAAGATTACACCATACCCGTTTCGCTGCCAACATTAGAAAACTAGCTAATAGCCATAATCAAAATCGGACAGGTCGGCGGTGTTCGGGTTCTCTGCGGTTTCCTTTAGAGCTTTTGTTACGCCGGGCATTTTGAACTCGTCGTAGCCTTTCTTAACCATACCAGCAATGCCTGGAATTTGTTTGGCTTCTTGAAGATTTGGCGGTGTTTCGGATGGCGATGCGGTAAACGCGCCAGCAGCTCCACCCAAAAGACCGCCAATTGCTGTTCCAACTGGGCCAAATGAGGAGCCAAGACTGGCTCCGCTCATGGCGCCCTTCACGGCACCGAGTGTACGATCAGTTCCCGAAGGACTGGCTGGCTTAGCATTCTTTTCCGCAAGTCGCCGATTAGCGATGTCGCGGCTCAGACCTGAGCCAGTCCAGATGTCTTCGTCTTCATCGTACATCGGTGCCATGAAGGGCCTCCACGGTTTTTACTTACGCGCCGATCACATCGACGTAAACGGTGGCCTGGCAGTTGCCGCCACCCGCCTTGGTCGCGGTCACCTTCAGGGTCTCGCCAGCGGCGAGATTGACGGTCCAGCCGGGCTTCGCAGTGAGCTTGTCCTCAAGAGCGAAGACCTTCTCGTTGACTTGCAGGTCCAAGTCATAGATCACGCTGGTGGTCAAACCGTCAGCCGACACCTTTGAGATGGTAGCCAAGTCGCCAGCCGCGCCATTTCCACCAGTCTTGAGGGCGCGAATGCCCTTGATGATGAAGTTGCGAGGCAGAACCTTCGAAATCACCGTGGCATCCGTGTTCGCCTGAAGGAACATGAACGACGCAGTGCCGCCGGGGATGTCGTCGGTGGCCGGGGTCGCCGAGAAGAACGTCGACACGTCGGCGGCAACACTGCCGGCAGCGGGCTGCTGGTTGTCGCCATAGGGCGAGCCAGTCGGGGTAAAGTTGTCGGTCTTAAGATAACCGACCACACAGGGCTTTTGAGTAGACATAGTTAAATCTCCTTAGAGTTCAGAAGTTTGGTTAGACCGGCGCGGCGATGCCGACCAGAATGCCGTTGCTCAGCGGCTCGGTGCAGACCTGCTCCGGCATCAGAGCGCGGGTCGCGCCCCACTGAGTCTCGCCCTGAAGCTTGACCAGCGGATTGCTGCCCGGACCGTTGACGCCCAGCCACACGCCCTCTTCCTTGCCACGGTACAGACGCTCCCACGACTCGTACCGCATCGCGATCGCGATGCCGTCCGGGCAAAGCTCCGAGCACATGATCGGAACCTTGCTCACGCCGTAACCCGAATCGTTGTCCTCTTCCGAGGGCAGCGCCGGGGTCGGGTCCATCTTCTTGACGGCCTCCTGCGGCATGACACGCATGTGGGCGTCGAGGGTGCCGATGAGCGACTGCGGCAGCGCGTTCATCGTGTTCCACGACATCCAGGTCGCAGTCGGACGCTTACCGCTCTTGGTGCGGATGGCGCCGTACAGCTTCAGGAACTCGATGGTCGACAGCGTATCGCCGCCCTGCGCGTTCGTGTTGTTCACGATCGCGAAGTTCGAACGAATGCGCTTGGTCAGCGGGTCCGTCAGCGAGCGGTCATTGCCGAAGTGGATCGGCTGGGTCAGGTTCGAAATGGCGCCGGTCGGGTCGCCAACGAACGCACCCACCGGGTCGCCGTTCGGATCGAACACGCACGGGGTGTCAATGTTGTCGCCCGAGATGGTCGCCGCATTGAACGCCTGCGAAGCCGCACCCACCAGCAGAACCGCGCACGGCACGCCAGCCGGCAGGGTCGACGTGTCGATGTTGGCATTGACGGTAATGGTCGACGGCGAGATGCCGGTCAGCGTGCGATCCACACCAACCTGCTGGTAGGTGTCGAGGCGGATGAACCGAATCTGGTTGTTCGGGTTCACCACGATGTCGTCGAACCGACCATGGTAGCCGTAGGTGGTGATCACATTACTGTGCTGCCACACCAGACCAATCGGCGAGCCAGGCGCGTTGGCGCCCACACCCTGAAGGCCACCACCACCGATGAACGCATAGCGCGTCATCTGCTTGGCGATGTCGTTCAGCATGTTGTCCAGTTCGTCCGCCGGCTCAACAGCCAGCGAACCCTTGACATCTTCCGCCGCCAAGAAGCCCAGCAGATCGATCTGGCAGCGAGCCAGAACGGTCTTCGACTGGACAGTCAGGCGCAGGAAGCCCTGCTGGCCCGGCTTCGGCTCCACGTTGCCGATCGTCGAAACCACCGAGCCGTTACGCTTGACGCGCAGGCCGATGATCGCCACGTCGCCCGACCACGAGCGACCCTTCACGGGCAGCTTCGACCAGAAGGCCGTGTCGGTCTGGAGCAGATTGTGAATCACCTTGTCGGTGCGGTCGTTGATCAGAACCGCAGCGATGGTCTGAAAACTAGCAGCCATTGCAACTCCTTAGTGCATCTTGTTATTGAACTCTCCGCGCACCCACTTCAAGTAGTTTTCTTTGGTCATCGACTCGTTCGCCACATTCGGCGTCGAGTTCGACGGACCATCGATGCGCGGGGGAGCGGCGCGCTGAACCTGCGCAACCTGCGCAGGAGCCTGTTGCGACGGCATATCACCATAGACATCGCGGTACATGGCCACAACCATGCGCGGCTCGACGCCATTGGCAATCATCGTCGTAAGTCGTTCTTCGTCCCACTTGGGGCAGTACGATTGCAGCTTGGCCATCGCCTGGTCATAAGCCACATTCGCCTGCGCCCACTCCACATTCTGCCACCGCTGGCTGTGCATCTGAACCGACTGGTTCATCTGCTCAAGCTTGTTCTCCAGCGAACGAATCTGGTCAACCAGCTTCGGGTTGACCTCCTCGCCCTCGTCCAGCAAACGCTGCAACCAATCGCTCTGCGACTCGTTGGCCTTGGGCGCCGAAGCTTTGGGGTCCGCTTGCACAACCTGCTGGGTCAGCTTGGACTCAAGCTCGGCCAACTTGTTCTGCATCGTCTCCATGTTCGACAACGCAGTCCGATGCTCCTGCATCAGAGTCTCGTACCGCGACCACGACACACGCTGCGGATGACGCTCCACCGCAGCCGCCTGACTCTCGCCAGAGGGGGCGGCGAGGTCAGACGGCGCAGTCTCAGCCGAGGGGGTGGCCGAGGATTCGGTGGCAGTAGAGGTCGGCTCAGGAGCGGTCACCTCCGGGGCGGGCGCAGCAACAGCAGCGCTAGCCTCAGCAGAAACGTCCTTGAAAATCTGAGCCATCGTACCAGCGGGAACAGGCATGGAACCTCCGAGCAGAAGGATGATTTCCTTCAGGTTAGAATTGCAACAACTTTCAACACGATACCCAACTTTTTACCCAACTTTGCATTTGATTACTCAAAGAAATCAGAATGTTGATTGTCCGGTGAGAAATCGAACCAATCGTTACGCCCACTTGCCATGGCTCGCTCCAAGTCGAGCATGTACGCATCTAGCGCGTTCTTTGGTTGCTGCTGCACTTCCGGCGCCTGCTTGGCAGGTAGCGCCTGAACGACGCCGATAAGCGCCAAGCCAAACGCGATAACCAAGTCATCGTGGCCGTTCTTGGGCGCAGCAGGCTTGCCGCGCTTGTCGTAGCACAGCGCGTTGAGCTGTTTCACCAAGCGGTGGCAACCAATGTGCCAGCGGTTGTTGCCGCTCGCGCCTTCGTAGATTTCGCCAAACAGGATGCCGCGAGTTTGTACGTCAGTACGCCAGCCGTGGCGAGGTAGCATGGTGGGCGACAGGCCGCCAAACGCAGTCATGTGGTACATCGGCACACCTGCGCCACGCAAGAAGTCGCACAGGCCCAAGCCTTCTGCGGCGGTTTCGATGACGGTCAGCGGCGAGCCGAATGCCTTGATGAGTTCCAAGCACGGGCCTTCGAAGTCACGAGTTGGCTGGCGAATCTCTTGAGTCAGCACGACGCAGCGATCGGTCAGGTCGATGATGACAAGCCCGGTCGGGTCGCCCTTCTCGCTTGAACCTGGCGAAGGGTCGATGCCGACCACGTACTGGTGCGTTGGATTGTAGGGGTGGTAGACGATGATGCCGGCCTCGTCGGCGTCTTTGGAATCTCCTACTGGTGTTGGAACCTGGCGACGCAAGTACTTGTCGCCGCTCAGCAGGAACGCTTCTTCCGGTGTAGTCGGGTGCTCCTGCACCATGAACGGACGCTTGTGCAGCGGCAAAGCGCGGCGCTCTCGCACCCACCAGTTCGCTTCTTGCCGGCCAAGCCCGTGCAGCTTGATGTATTCTTTCTCGGTCTCCTGAAGCGGACCATCGATACCGGTGAGCGCACGATACTCCTTGTGGTCGCGCCAGCAGAAGAACACTTTCTGAAACGCGCTCTCCGGGTCGTTCCAGATGTGGTAGAAGTCGTCTTCGCCGCCGGCCGTAGACTCCAGTAGCAGCGTGCCTTCAGGCGCTACCTTGATAGACGCCAGCGTTTCGCCAAGGTCGTCGTAGTCTCGGACTTCGGACAAGTGCGCGAAGTTCAGCGGCATCGAACGCAGCACGGCTGAGTTCGCGGTGACGAACAGCATCTGCGAGCCATTGGCAAACAGAATCTGGTGGTCGTTCTGCCGGTCGATTGGCATCAGCTCGGCAAGAATTTCGTTGCCCTTGTACAGGTTGTACGCGGTCAGCGACATCTGACGAGCATTGAAGTCTGATTGCATACCTACTGCGCAGATGGCGCCAGGTTTGAACAAGCACAAGCGAATCTGCCAGACCAAGCAGATGGTGGTAATCCACATCTGGCGTCCCTTCAGGAACACCAGCTTTTGATTGTTGCTGAGTGCTTCAAGTGCTAGCTGCTGCGGCACCGAGACGCGAAAGTCTACTTCAGTTCGGTCTTTGTTCTTGATGCGAAAGCATTCGGCGAACGCCCTGGGAGACGCTGCCCACTGCTCGAGCAAGAAGTCGATATCGTGGTCACTCATCGTCACCCTCTGGTGTGATGTCCACAATAGTCCTTTGACGCTTGCGTTCGGCTTCAATAGCGGAGGCGGCCTTCTCTAGAGCAATGCGCACTCGATCGGTGGGTCCGGTCTTCTTGGGGCCGGCTGCCTTTGAGTTCATGTTGGCCATGACCGAGAAGACCGAAGCGGCAGCTTTGTGGTCTGGTCTATCCTGAGCCACCGCGTCTTTTAACAAGGCCATTCCAATAATGTTCAGATCGCTCAGCGATAGTTTTGAATGGGAACGGGTAAGCGCAAAGGATGCAAGGTCGGTGCCCTTCAGGGCTGGTAGCTCCAAGGCACCGTCTTCGGACTGCGCCCGCCGCAACACCATCGGGTCCATCGCCTCGATTGATTCCGTCGAGGAAGATCGATCGCCGGTAGTTGATTTCTGCCCTGCTGATTCGTTCGTTCCGGTACTCGAAAATTTGTGTTGATGACCATATAAAGAGACGGTAGTGCCATTGTTTTCGTTGTTCGATGCTGGCTTTGCAGTGTTGAACGAGGTGTTCTGCGAAGACGAGGTAGGTGTAGTTCCGGTGTTCTCGGTCTCTTTCATTGCGTTTCCCCCAATCACCCAAATACTGCGCCATCAGCACTCGTCTTGTCTTCAACTTACGCTTGCCACGCGGCGTTAGCACGGGCAATCCATACTCCTTCCAAAGCGCAATCACCTCGTCGAACTTGCTTTGAGGCGCCGCCCGTGCGCCTGCCAAAACCTTG